ATGCTTTCTCTGTTACCGCCATACACTGAATCAGGTAAGTATGGAATAGGTACACCTAGGGCACGTAATGGTCTAGTAATCCCTGTCTCAGCGGCACCCAAAATAGCGCGGCCGGGAAGTGTAGCTATGTCTTTAGCAGCTGCACCCATTTCACTTATCCCACGGGATATCCCTGCTCGGTCTAATAGCATCTGTTGTGTTTCAGGTGGCAGTGCATCAAACTCTGCTTGTGAATACCCTTCTACAGGACCGCCTGTACCAAACGAAATAATGCCACCCTGCGCCGCACTGACAGTCGGTAAGTTAGAAGCCAGTGTATCTACCCCTTGGCCATACGCAAGGTTTTGTTGTGTGACTGGTGGTTGTTTAGGCATTTGAGCAGCCATGGCTGCCTTAGCGTCTTTAGCTTGTTTAATCTTTGAAGCCAAAACAATCTGACCTACTTGTGGGTCTATCGTACCGTTACGCAGTGCTTGTTGTAGCTGTGTGATTGTTAGCTTTTGTGCGTCAGCCATTTGGCTCATTGGGTTGTTAATCATGCTTATTCCTTATAGCTCAACAATTCATGTAAGTGCATTTCATCAATGCCTGTGCCACCGCGTTTACTAATATCTTTTGCACTACCACCAGCCTTAGCACCCGCTAGTTTAGATAGACCAATTGCACCTGTACCCAACGCACCAATCTGAGAAGCAAGACCCGGCTGTGCTTGGTATGTTTGTGTAGTAGTTGACTGCATTGGTAAGCCACGTAACAAGCTGCTGATATTGCCGAGTTGTAGCATTGGGAACTGCTGTTCTGTTGCGTAGTTTTGGATTGCTTGGTTAATCTTAGCTTGTTCTTGGGCTTGTTGCTGACCACCGAATTGGTTTTGTGTACCTAAGATACCTTGTTGTGCGGCAAGTTGTTGTGTACCTAGTTGACCCAATGTACCAGCGGCTTGACCAGCTTGACCGTACCCTTGAAGAGCTGTTTGCTGACCTTGTAGTCCTTGTCCAACTCCCGCTAAGGCAGCGTTAATACCTTGCAAACCTACACCAGCACCTTGCATACCTAACCCAGCACCTTGCATCGCTGCTTGTTGCCCTTGGATACCTAAGCCTGCACCTTGCATCGCTGCTTGTTGACCTTGAAGCCCTAAGCCAGCACCATACTGCATTTGTTGTTGGGCGTTTTGGAACGCGGTATTATAGCCTTGACCAATCGCTTGGTTCATCGCCATGTTCTTATTACGTTGGTTTTCAGCGGCCATTAACGCTTCACGAGAGCCACCAAACGCACCTGCCCTAGTAGCGTTACCCATTTGTTGGGTGCCAGTAATATCGTATTGACGACCAATTTCTTGCAGTTGTGGTTGTAATGCGCTTTGCAAGTATGGGTTCATGTACGCTTGGACAGCGTTAGGATTAGTTGCTTGGTTAGCAAAGTTTTGACCTGCTTGACCTGCTTGCATACCATACCCAGCACCTAGAGCACCATAACCTGTAGCATTCTGACCAGCTTGAGCACCGTAACCACCATAACCAGCGCCTAGCGCACCGTAGCCTAAACCACCCATACCGATGTTTGCACCTTGCTGACCTAACATGGATGCTTGTCCAGCTGCACCTAATGAACCTAAACCTGATGCACCTGCTAGCTGAGAACCTGCGCCAATCTGACCGGGGAGTTGTAAGTTAGCAGCACCTTGAAACGCTTGTTGTTGCATGGGTGAGAACCCAGCTTGGTAGTCGTTCATGTTGGTGCTGTATGGTGTGTACTTTTGAAAACCAGTAACGTTATTACCGTCCATTGTATAGACTTGTTTCTGAGCGGCACCCAGCATGGACTCAACATACGGCTGAACATACTCAGGTAAGTTGGATTGGTTAACAGTTGAAGTAGTTGGGCCGGGTGAACCGCCGCCGCCTACATAGAATGTAAGCATTTCCACAACTTTCGATGGGCTAATAAAATCCCAAAATCCGCCGTCTAATAATTTCATATCAATTTCTCCACTACCGTTTCAGTAGCAATTAGTCCAAGTTGTTGTCGGTACAATCGAATACGTGCACCCGAGGCATGTGCCCTTAATTTTGTAGCGCCTTGAGATTTGGCCCATGCAACTACTTGTTTCATAACGTCTGGGTTTGTAATACCTCTGCCCCCAGTGGCTGTTAATGTCGCAACCCTATGATTCGGTAATGATACCACTGAAATGGATGCGGCGCCTTTAATATCACCGTCTTCTACCGCTACCAATAGCGTTTGTGCTCCGCCTACTAGCTGGAGCTTTAACTGGTCAATCGTGCAATCTAAATCACCTAATGCTACATCACACGCCGCTTCTAACATTGGACCAACTTTAACCCATAACTGATGGATATGCGCTGGGTTAACAGGTTGAATTATCATGCAGGCATGAACTTAGCAGGTTTAATCTGCTTGCCTTGTTTCTTACTACCGGTGCGAGCCTTACGAACTTTGTCCATCATTTTGTATAAGTGTTTAGCACCTGCATCAGTTGAACCGTTACCTAAGTGACTTACCACATCAGCTGGCACTACGAACTCACCATCAGCCAATCGAGCTGGTTGTCTATTACCAATCGTAGCAGGAATATCGTCACTCATACCGTCACCAGGACCTTTAAGCAAACGAGGGTTACCACCAGCAGCATAACCACCTAGACTATATCCAGCGATACCACCCTGTGCTTTTTCTTCAACTGGAGCGCTTGGCGTTGCGTACATAGCCGCGATGCCGGGGTTAGTTGCCTGCAGTAAAGGTAATGAGTCAGCTAAAGAATAATTATAGCTAGGCATTGCTTGCGGTACCGATGGCATCGCTGTAGGCGCGTACTGTTCTTGTTGGTATACATTAGGTGTTGCCTGCGAAACTTTAAAGTCAGCCATGGTATCAGCACCTGCTGGATTTACCCCGATGTATTCCCGTTCCATATTAAAACCCATCACAGGATTGAACAGGCCTTGCTTTGTGGTATAGTACTGCCCTTTATCAGGGTCATAAAAAACCATCCCTGCCATCCCGCCACCAGCCATTTTAAGAGGTGAGCCACTATATGGGTCGGTTGCCGCTTCGTAATCTGCATTGATTACAGACGCACTTGCTGGTAGTTGGGTAGGCGTAGCGTACTGGGTGGCGTCTTGCCTACCTTGAGGAAAATTTAAGTTATTGCCCATACCCCCCTGAGCCAAAGCAGCTATACCACCTTGCGCGTAAGAGTTCATTACACCACCTTGAGCAGCGTATTGAGCGCGGTAGTATGGGTTAGGTTGTGCCGGCATGTATGGGGTAAATCGTTGTGGGTCATAACCAGCTAACTTACTTTCTTGTTTCTTAATGGGTTCTATTTCAGGGGTTGGTGCAGTTAATGCACCGTATGTAGCACCGCCTAAAGCAGAAATGCCAGCTTTACCTAATGTGTCTTGTTTATCCCAGTAGTCTAGTGCATTGGAAGTCATACTGCCGGGCTTAACGTCTAGCATGCCCCTAATACCTGTGGTCTGTGTTGGGTTGTAAGCCGCTTGTTTTAATATTTCTTCTTGAGCAAGGGCTGGGTTAAATACTTCTGTACCTAGCTCTACTGGAGCTTGAATGGCTTCTGCGACTGGTGCGGCAGTGGTACCAAGGTTCTGCATCATACTTGTGGCATTAGGATTAAAAGCTGCAAGGCCTGCAGTCTGGGTAGCTTGTGGAGCAACGTTCAATGCAGCGTTTAAACCACCTGGGTCCACGGCAGACATAAAGTCTTTAGCACCATACGCACCGAAGTCCGTTAAGGATTGTTTAACCCCTTCATTTACACCGAAGTTGCCTATACCAACACCACCTGTCAATGCTGCTTCAGCGGCTTGTTTTTGAGCTTCATCAGCGACCGTAGTAGCGGCAACGTCAGGTGCACCACCAAATATACCACCAGTAAGCGCACCAGTAGCACCACCCACCAAGGCACTTTCTAATATGTTTTCACCAGTAACTAACCCTTTAGCACCGCCAAATGCAGCGCCAAGAAGAGCGGCTTCGCCGATACCACCGCCTACGTTATAGCCGGGGTGGGGTAAAAGTCTACTGAATTTGTTGTTGAACATAAATTAAATCCTTATTTATTTAAGCCGATATTATCATGTATTAAACTATTGTTCCAGCGGCGTTTATCCAGTTAGTGCCATTCCACCAAATAGGTCTTCCTATGGTAGTATCAAAATAATATTGACCTATCTGTAGCTTAATAAATGTTGTGCTTACAGGTCTTTCTGTTGTTGTACCTGCATCGGGTATTATTAGCCCCTGTGTTATGTTATCTAATTGCCCAAAGTAAAGTCGTAATGCATTGGTTAATTGGTCTACATACTGCTGGCTGTACTCAACTGGGGCAATAGGTAAGTTAGGTGCTTTTGGCGGAACTAACTGCGTATTCTTTAAAGGGGTGTTATATGCCATTATCTACGCCCATCTGGTCTAATATCAATACGAGGCATACCCAGCTGCCATGACACACCAAGGGTATCTGACTCAATCCTAAACGCCATTTGGCGCCCTCGAAGCCTTGTGTATACTTGACCTGTAAATTCCTGCACATTGTATACCTGACCTGTAGTGTAGTTATCAGCACTTCGTACTAACGGGTTATTAGCCGCACCGTAAGGAGACCCTGAGTTGACACGCGGTTTAACAGTCATTGTTACAGATGGACCATTTACATTAGAGCCGTTAAAGTTTACATCTGGCAGTATGCGCCACACAAAACCAAAATTATGCCCGTCCCCAATATCAAAGTCAGACGACTGTATATAGGCATTAATAGGTAAGCTAGTATCCCCTGCATTATCATCAACAGATGACTCGTGGTAAAGAATCCGGTTATTATAATCCGCTGCCATAGGGTATTGACGAATGCCTGAATCTAGCCAAGCACTGCGAGCCATAGAACCATAATACCAAACACGGTCGACGTAGTTATAAATAACATACTTATCAATCGTAGTACCACCACTTGAGTTACTTACATAGAACCACCAGACTTCGTTGTACCCCTCATTACCACCGGCGAACACTTGGAAGGATTGGTCTTTATTAATGTCATTAAATACATACTGACGTAAAGCACATGGCAGAGTTTCCACACGACCAGAATACATATAGAACTTGTCCCCACCCATCCAGTAGGTTACGTTGTTTACAGTTATCATTGCACTAGGTGACATGACAGAAATATTATCCATCAAGATGTTAAAGCCCCAAACGTAAGGCGCACCTAGGTACTGCATGGAGTATAGTGCGGAATCAGTCCAGATTAAAATCTCTTGGCGAGTAGCCCTAGCGCCTACAATAAATGAACCGCTAGTCAATGCAAATTCACCCGCCTGATTTGTAATAGCCGGCACCCATTCGTATGGATTAAGTTGGTCTGACCAACGAACAAGCATTGGGTTAAACGTAGTATTAGGAGTTCCAGAAAGATAAGGGTTAGCGCCCATAGCAATAACGAACTTCTGAATAGCGGACGCTACAACTTGGTTAGTTGTATTTGGTACATAGGTTCCAGCATACCCTTCATTAGTAGAAAGTGTATTTAGTGACACTGCACGAGTTGAAACACCTAATGAAGCTTTCCAGTAATATATACCACCCCCACGAGGTGCGATAACAAGGTCTTGGCCAAAGTTATCGTTAGACCATAATCGAAGCTGTTGCCCTATACCTGATGTGTATCCAGAGCCCCAAGTACCCCGACTCCAAGGCCCCGCACCCCATCCTACCCCGGTAGTGTATACATTTGCTCCAATAGGCACTTCATAAGATGCGACAGTGGCGGAACCACCAACCCCAACATCTGAAGAATTGGCAAGTACAGGTAGCCCAGTTGTAGCACTTCTTGCTGAAATTGTATAAGTAGTAGATGAAGGTACAGTAAGCACTAAGTATTCTTGGTTTAGTACGGCTGCGGTGATATTCCCACCTAATGAGACAGCCGCGCTAAATACTACATAATCCCCTACACTTGGGTTATAAGAACCATCTGTTACAGTAAGTGTGCTTGAGCCAGTAGTAGCCGCAAAATCAGGGGCGCCCGCCGCACTAATAAAACTAAACGGCGTAATGTCATTATATTGACCGCCCTTTTCAATGTAGTACTTAATATTAGTACCCGCGCCTAGGTAATTTGACCCATCAAGTGCCTGCCAATTCCACAACGCACGAGCAACACCTAAGTATGTATCATTAGATAGGCGAGACCAACCGCCAATCTTTTCAGGGAAACCAGAACGAAACCTAATCTTGTCGCCGTCGTACCAACCGCCTTCATTGGCATAGTCGGTACCTTCGCGGTTTAATCCCGGTCTAAATTCTAGTTTCTGTAATGGCATGTTATTCTTTCCTAAACAAGGCAGCTTCGTCTTTGCGGCGATTGTCAAGCCCTTTTAAGACTTTACCGCCGGCTTTATTATACTTGAGAAGGCTCGTGATAGCACCCTCTTTATCGCCGCGATTAAGCGCTTGCCGGAGGGTTGAGCGCTGCAGTACACCAAGACCGAGATTAAAAGAAAAAGATACAAGAGCGTCAAATTCATTTTGTCTAAGCGTAATGGTAATGTATTTGCTAACCCCTCGTTCAAATCGTGCGACATCCTTAGCCAATATGTCATAAACTTCATCCAATGTAAAAGTTTTATTCCATGAGTCAGGTAACGTTTTACCGTCGCCAATCAAATGCCCAACGCCCACTGTCCACAAACCAGCAGGGCATTTATACGGCTTTTGCCTGACCCCCTCGTGGTGAGCCAGCATTTTAAGGCACTCTTTACTAGCTTTCATTACTTCTTATTCCAACCAGCTGTGCCAAAGTAGAACCCAATGATTGTAAATGTAATAGCCATTTCGTCAGAACTAAATACTTGGTTAAGTGCAATAGACCAATCTACGCCCGTGTTTATTGCCCAAATCAATGACACTATGTTAATAACACATAACTCACCAACAAATATCATAGCGATAGTAGGGCGAATAACTGCATTGAAGTTAATAACCCATTGAGAGGCTTTGGATACCACTGCTGTATCGTGAGCATGTAGGGCTTCTGTCTCGCGGATTTGCGCTTCTACTACTGTGCTTTCGTATTCGATAGCAGCAATCTTTTCTTGTGATGCAAAGCCCGCTTGAGCCATAGCAAGTTCGCGTTCGTTCTGCAAACGAGCCATAGTTAGTTCATGCTTTTGGTCTCCCTTTTGCTGGAAGAAACTTAAGACGCTTGGTAGACCTGCTGTAGCAAAGCCCATTAAACCTGATAGTATAGATAACATAATTAATTTCCTAGTGGGTTAGAAGTAGCACGTTTAAGTGCTTTAAGTTGTGATTCAATGCCTTCGCGGGTGGCTTTCATTTCTTCGCGTACACCCATTAAAGATGCAGCGGTTTCCCGCACATTGCCGTTAGTAATTGCTTTAGCTTCGTTAGCAGTGCCGATAGCATTGGATACCTTTTCTTGCATGGATACAAGCTGGTTAGATGTAGTAACCATACCATCTTTAACCGTATTTACTGATTGTTGTTGGGCAGCTAACTGCACTTTTAAAGCATTTACTTCCGCTCTTAGCTCAGCGTCGTCATATGGTTTAGCTGCTTCAATGGCTTCAGTCGCCGCTATAACTCGGTTGTAGGTCGTTATGCCTACGTAGACTGTCCCACCTAGTGGCGCTAATATCCCAAAAAGAACTACTAATAGCGTTTTCGCTGAGTAGTTCGAGTAAGATTCCTTGATTTCTTCCAAGCTCATATGGTAACTCCTGCTGGTATGCCAATGCGTCGTTCAACTGTATCTCCTGAATCTGCATCGGCTTGTTTAAAATTTCTAGACTCATCACTACCCCGAACCCCGGTACTAGCTCCTTGCCCTTGGGCACTTGCATTTGCGGTTGCGATGTAGTCGGCGTAGTCCCGCTCGACGTGGTCGGCGATTGTTGGGTGGACGGAGTACTTGTGTTTACGG